AAAACCATTAAGGAGTATAGTTTGAAGGTCTATGGGCCTGCGGATCCGAAGTCAATGATACGGCAGAAGCCTGGTCTTGTATCAAGTATTACGGGGAATATTCGGGGTCTCTGAAAGAGAATTGCGGGGTCTCTGAAAGAGACTTGCAGGGTTTCTACTGCTTGCGGTTGCGATTCTTACGATTCTTGCGCGACTTGCGGCGACCTCCTGCCTGTTTGTTAGCATTTATAGGGGGTTCAGCAGGCACAACATTTGCTACATTGGTAGCAGCCTCTGTTGCAGCAGCTGTTGCCGTCTCTGCCGCTGCATTTGCCGCAGCGGTATTTGCATTTGTTCCAGGGGCCGCATTAGCAGCAGCGGCGTTGGCTGCAACTGTAGAAGCATTAGCAGCAACCGTAGCGGCATTGGCTGCTACAGTTGCAGCAGCATTTCCATTTGGTTCAGTAGTTGCTTCATTTGCTGCGTTGGCAGCCTCTACTGCCGCATTAGCAGCATTAGTTGCGGCGTTCGCCGCATTATTGGCACCCTTATTGGCGTTATTATTACCCTTATTGGCGTTATTATTACCCTTATTGGCGTTATTATTACCCTTATTGGCGTTATTATTGCTCTTATTGCCATTAGTATTACCCTTATTGCCATTAGTATTGCCCTTGTTGGCGTTATTAAGCTTCTCCGCGGCATTTACAGCATTCTCTGCAGCAGACGCCGCATGATTTGCAGCATTCACCGCAGGATGATTTCCAGACGATGCCTTCATCGCATTTACATTTGTACGCAACTCTCCAATCTGTTTCTTTACATTCTCAATATTCTTCTGGAGACTGTTCACAGCACCAATTCCAGTATTATTTAGCCCCTCCAGCCCTCCATCTGTGCTGCCTGCCTCGGGCTTTGAGTTTGTTAGCCCCATTCTATTTAATACCCAAGAGTTTTTTTCCCCATGTAACACTATCACTTATTTTCTTAGCGCTCATTGGTGTTTTATAGCCACGTACATCAAACACTGAGCCTTTGAAAAAATCATCTTTGTTTTCATATTCGCTCGTAGCACTCATCCAGTTGCTTTTGCCAATGTAGTTATTTGTGGTCGTCGAGGCTTGCGGTAGAAATCCAGAGACTTTTGTATAGACATCTTCGCCATTGATATATACCTTAATACTCGGTCGGGAAGAATCCATATCTACTGCCGTAATGGCAACATGAGTCCATTTTGCCAATGGAATCACTGAATTAATCTTAATCCGCATTTTGCGCTGTTTCTTGTCCCACACTTCATATATCAGAGTCGCCATGTTCGGTTTTCCCATCTTCGGTTGAAAGGGTACAACACGGCTCGGAGGAAGTTTCCGCGGAAACATTTCAAATCCCGTAGATGTATACTCATCGACATTGGCCGAACTGGTTTTCATTAATTCTTGTGGTGTAACTTCCGGAACCTTCTGCTGTCCTGTATTTCCTGTAGGGACTGTGCTCTGCTCTTCATCCGTTGGGCGGATTTCATCTGCGCTCACAGGAGCATCGCCACGTCCAATAATGCCCACATAGACATTATCATTCCCTGCTCCATTTCCGAAATCCAGTATATGCGCATTGTTTGTGAATTGGTCAAAGTAGACCCAGAAACAGAGTGCACGGAGGCTTCGCAGCGGTACAATATAGCCCATATCGAGGTCAGGACTATCACCGAGTCGTAGGAACTGGTCAATTCCATTGAAGTTAAGGCCTTTTGTCACTTCGGGCCGCGGCTTCTCGTCTATTTTAATGGCACCTGCCGTTAAGAGTTGTGTATTATTCACATAATCAACCATATCATCGCGGAAGCGATACCAGAATACACACCCATCGTAGAAAGTATTTAACATCTTAATATCATCGGGTGGCTCAGAATCAAGTACGAGGCGGTCATCAAATCCAGTATCCGTCGCACGATTACAGAGGGGCTGATACGAGCCATCTTTTGCCTTCAAAATACGACAATAGTCGTCACGACCATCGTTATCGACATCTCGCATATAATCATCCCGACTCAGTTTGAATCCATCTTTGGTCGTGGACGAACGAAATTCTACAGAGGAGAGATTCTCTGTTCCCGCAAGCGCACAGGCGAAGAAGATCACATTAGGAGATCCCTTTGATTGAACCATCCGACAAAAGTCATTTTTAACACCAAGGCGTTGCACTGAGGCATATCCACTAAAATAGCGACTATCGCGAAGATATCCACCCTCTTCAGAACTTGGTCCAACATCGCCTCGTTTAGGAGCCAGGGTGGCAAAATAGGAGGTATCAAATGATATAACTGATTCAAATCCCTCGGAGATAAATCGAGGGCGAAAAATTTCAATAAGAAGGACTGTAAGAAGCAGGGCCGTTCCTATGAAAAGGAGTGTCTGCGACATCTACCGTGAGTTCTTATTTGCGGAGAAGAAAAGCAGACGTTCCTTTCTGTGTGAAGTCTAGAATGCTTCGAGGAGGCGCAGTCATCGGACAGGGTACATACGGCTGTGCTGTGAGTCCACCATTACTTTGTCGCGGACAAGCACGTGGCGACCGCCGAGCAAAGCAGGTTGGTAAGATTACACTAAAAATGGATGCTGCCGTTGAGCTCGAAATAGCAGCGATACTTCGGAAGGCTCCACTTTGGAAAAATTATTATGTACTACCCGAACTCACAAATTGTGAACCCGTTCCATCAGGCTCGGCAAATTGGAATGCCTGTAAAATTACAAAGACGGAGGAGCCTGAGGCATTAAAACAGATAATCAGTGATTTTGGAGGTCAAGCTTTCAGTAGTCTTGCTGGAAAGAATCTACGACCGGGTTCCTTTGATTATTTTGAATTTTTTGAGCACCTTCTTGAGGCCTGTGCATATCTGGCGCTACAGGGCGTTGTTCATTATGACCTTCACCGTTCAAATATCTTAATTGATCCGCTTGGCGTGCCTCGTCTTCTTGACTTTGGAATGTCATTTAGTGCCCGCCAAATTAATAAGAATACACTTGGAAGTCGTTGGAAGGTCTATGACCCTAAGTATGATTCTGAGCCCCCTGAAGTCACCATTATTACCGGTCTTCGTGATAAAGTATCGCTTGGAGCTGCGATTGATGAGTGTATCTATGGAAAACCGGTTTTCTCAACAGCAGAGGATATTCTTGAACTATCAAAGGCCACCGCAAAAAGTCAACTACAGAAATTTACAGAACGTAGCGCTTCCTTTCAAAAACAGGATTGGGTCGCTTTCTGGAGTACATATTGGACGGGATTTGATGCGTTTGCTCTCGGAGCGGTACTGTTGAATGTACTCAAAGTACAAATAACTCTACCTGAATTCACTGGCGACGCTCGTTGGATTGAGAAGGGTGACCTAATTATGGAGATTCTTACAAAGATGATTACTCCCGACCCTTCCGAACGGTACGATTGCGTCGAGGCCCTTTTCCTGTGGGATCCGAAGAACGCCTTGTTACGGAATAACGGTGCTGCTTGGCTTGAGACGAGACGTGGCCAGCGCCTCCAACCTTCATAAAGAGGTGCCTGTCCCTCGGAACACAGTAGTAGGAGCAGAAATGCGTATAATTTAGACTTGAACCCTTTTCAGACCAGTCGCGGTCGGAGAGAGCAGGGTCATACACAAGCCGACCCGATGCGTCCTTGTTTGAGACCTTGAGACTTCCTGGTTTTCCTGACCACCAACCGTTTGAATCTTGACGCCAGAAATGGTAGTCCTCGTCTGGGTCCACAGCAAGAGCAATTTTTGACTTGCCATTTGGACAGAGACCCTGAAAACTCACTCGCGTCACATTGGGATTTTCCGCACGGATACGAGCAGTCATCTCCGCACAACTTTTGATATTACTATCACGAAAGGGTGGAAGGCCCGCTGCTGAGCCGGGCTGATGATACGGTACATCACAGTTCGGATCTTTTTCACATGCCTTAATTTGTCGGTCATCTTGAACATTCATGGCATACGAGAAACAATTATGTGTTTTCCGAATTCGGTGGTCTATTCCCCAACGGCGAGGTTGGTATTTCGGTTCCCATCCTGACAACGGACTCTTTCGGGGACAGGTCTGGTGTACTTTGCAAAATGGACTCTTTGGGAGGGGTAATCTGTGACAGTGGGGGTCGCACTGACACCTCTGTTTGCTGGCTGGTGCCATCTACTGTTTGCCCCATATTTGTTAATAGTTGTTTGAGAACATGATTGAGTGGTGTTGGTGGAATAAGACCATCTGAAGTGAGTTGTGCCTTTTCAGATTCGGGCGGTTTTGATTGGCTACTTGTATGTGTTGTATCATTAATTTTAAAATACTCCTCCTCAACCTGCTTCATTTTGATTTTCTCCAGAGTATGACAGAAAAAGAGAAATTGATTTGTGTGTGTGGGTTTCTCTGAAGGTGTATGAAATCCGCTGTAGCGACCGCTGAGACCGATAAACTGCCAGCCTTCGGAACGAATATGCTCTAAATTTGTATGTAGCAGATAGTATTTTTTTTCTATCTTAAAAAGTGTAAGAATTCCATTACTAATTGTTACAAGAAGCGAGATGACCCAAGTGACCCAGTAAATTTCATAAGAGAAGTCTGTGGCTCCTCCAGCCTGCCCAGGGGCTGAGTATTGTATAGATAAGAGTGCGGGTACAATGAGTGAGCCGACTGTTATAATAAAACGCATTGTGTGAAAGAGAACAGCAAAATAGTAGCAGCGGCACTCATATTCATTCATCAGTGGAAGAAATCGTTCAAACAAAATGAGTTTCTGTATCTGGTTAAGACTTGTTAGTGCTTCAATGGTTTTTTTGAAGGATAAGGTGTGGTTTTGGTAGCCCATTCTAGCAGACGCGGCGACAAAAATTTGAAGTTGATGTAAGTAGGTTGGACCTATAACACAATGGATTGCCAATTGTATTCAGATTGTTATGCAGATGAAGTCACGGAGGACTCATTTGTAGTCCGCGCAAGTCAGGAACTCTGGTCAAAGTGGATGCTGGAGAATCATGGTGATACACGCGTGTTTCTACGCATCTTTCACCCTGACGGTGAAAGTAGTTTTATCACGGCACTGGGTAATCCTGTTACAGGTGTTACTGAGAATCGTGTATTTATGCCCGAATGGATGCTCGCTTCAAATCACCTCGAGGGTTCTGGAGAGACTGTTACCATTGAGGCTTTTGAGAGTGATTCTTTGCCTAAGGCTACACGGATTGTCCTGCGACCCATTGATAGTAGTTTGTTTGATGCGGATTTTATGCCTGTCCTTGAAACAGCATTTTCTCGCATGGGTGTTTTGCAGCAGGGCCGACAGATTCAGTTGCCGATTGCGGAACTTGGTATTACAGTGGACCTCTTTGTAGAGAAGACAGAACCTGCGGCCGAGGTCTATCTTGATGGCGATGAGATTCCGCTCGAGTTTGAACAGGCGGTGGATTATAGGGCACCTATGGCGCCTTTGGCACCTATGCCTATGGCGCCGAGGCCAGGAACTCCTATTCCCCCTGAACCTGCCCCTCTCTTTACGGATGTTCAGCAACCTATAGTTGCCAATGAGACTACCGGATTTAGACCCTTTCAGGGAAGGGGGTATCGCCTAGGAGATAGTTAAACGGGAGGCGCAAAGTTCATCTAGATGGAACTATTTGATTTTAGTGAAAAAATAAAGAACGGTATTAAGGGTGCTCTTGCTGAAAAAAAGGGTTTTTTGGTGGGTCGTAATGGCACCATTGAAATGGAGGTGCTCTTAAGTCGGCACAAGGGTGTACAACTCGAACCACGCCATTATCTACAACTGGAGAGAAATGCAGGTGTGTTTCCCACTACACCTGCGAGTGTTGCTATCTGGGTTCGTAAGACACTTGCTGCAATCCAAGATTCTGATTTACTTGTTGCAGGGTGGTACAAGCCGATTGCTGCGGATGAACTTGATTTTCTCCGTATGATTGGTAAGCGCGGACCGTATCTACCTCTACGAGCCCTTGAGCCGTATTATGTACCCGAGGCATATCAGTGGACTGCGGCTCTTGAAGGCCGTCGTGTTGCCGTGGTTAGTTCATTTGCAGACACTGCGTGCCTACAGGCGAGTCACTCGGATGCTGTCTGGAGTGGACGTGCTATTTTACCCAAAGCAACATATTTACCTGTACAAACACGGTACTCTCCACGACTTGCTCAAGGTCGTGCGGAATGGCCTAATACAGTAACATCATGTGAGGCCGCGGTGGCTCATGTAGTGAATCATGTCATGGAGCAAAATGCAGAAATCGTCTTAATTGGATGCGGTGCACTCGGTATGGTAATTGGTCATGAACTACGGATGCGTGGAAAAGTCTGTATTGTTATGGGTGGGGCCATTCAGGTACTGTTTGGTATCAAAGGCAAGAGGTGGCAGAATCACTCCATTATTTCAAGTTTCTGGAACGATGCTTGGGTCTGGCCACGACTTGAAGATACACCTGGTGGTGCTGAGGAGGTTGAGAGTGGTTGTTATTGGGGCTAAGGAGGGGTCAGGGAAAACCGGTCTAAAAATATTTTATAGAGTCTATACAGAACAATGCAGATTTTTGTGAAGACACTCACGGGTAAGACCATCACGCTGGATGTGGAGCCCTCGGATTCCATTGAGAATGTCAAGCAGAAGATTCAAGACCGCGAGGGCATTCCGCCCGATCAGCAGCGCCTCATTTTTGCTGGCAAGCAGCTTGAGGACAATCGCACACTGAGCGATTACAATATTCAGAAGGAGTCAACTCTTCACCTTGTTCTCCGTCTCCGTGGCGGCTATTAGCCACTTAAGCCATTTCGTAAATACTCATCAAGTGAATGCGTATTCTCTTGATTAGTACTGGAGCAGGTCCGTGGCCATGTGATGGATGGGGTGCTTGTGAAAATGTTGCTGCGGATTTTGCTTGGGCACTTGAACAAGAGGGTGCCGATGTGAAGGTCCTTCATACAGAAGCCGTTGAGAAGGAACTTGTTCCACTCGTAGAGAGTTTTCGGCCTCAAGTAGTCCACTGTCAATATGATGACCATTTTATCCATCTAATTCCTGTACTTCAGAAATTTCCTGATATTCAGTGTCTACTTACAACACATTATGCCTACCTTGACCAACCGTATCGCCTTATACAAGATGGTTATATGGGAAAGTTTATTGTCACCTCGCAAATGCTTCATGCACGGCAAGTGACACTTGTAGCTCTATCCGACCGTATCGCAAAAACCTATCAAGAAATCGGCTTGGTTCCTGCAGAAAAGATCTGGATCATGCCAAATGGAACTCGTACGGATTCAATTTATTGTGCACCTCTGCCGCGATTTGGTCGTGCCATCTGTGTTGGAAAGATTGAAGAGCGTAAGGGACAGATGCGGCTTCTTTCATGCCCCCTCGTTGATTTTGCTGGTCCAATTACAATTAACGGATTTCCCAAGGATGATCGATACAAAGGAGAATGGACTCGTGAACAGGTCTATAAGAGCCTCACCGACTATGCTTGTTTAGTGCTCTTAAGTAAGGCAGAAGCACATCCTCTTGTAATTGGTGAAGCACTTGCGGCTGGATGTGCGATTCTCTGTAGTGAAGAAGCTGCGGCAAATTTACCACGTGATGTCCCGTGGATTCGTATTGTTGGTAGTGAGGTCGACCTGACTAAGGAGATTTCTGAAATGTGTGTGATTGGCATGAGTAAGAGAAAGGAGATTCGTGCTTGGGCCGTTGAGAATCTTGATTGGCGACTTCGCGCACGCACGTATCTGAAGAAATGGAGCGTCCTTGCGCCTTTGACCCCGTTGCGTATAGCACTGATAGGACCAGGTATCATGACGATTCCTCCTACAGGTTGGGGTGCTGTCGAGCAGCTCATCTGGGACTATGCCCTTGTACTTCGCTCAAAGGGACATACTGTAGAGATTATCAATACACCGAATCGACAGGAGATTATCTCAAAAGTCAATACGGGTGCCTTTGATGTTGCGCATGTTCACTATGATGTCTTTTGGGATATTCTCATGGAACTGCGTGCTAAGAAAGTCTGTATCTCTAGCCATTATCCCTATATTGAAAGACCCGAAAAGTGGGACCACGACGGATATCGCAAGGTATTTCAAGGGATTTCAGATGCTGTTCGCAACTATGGCGTACACCTATATACAATTTCAGAAAAGGATCGCCGCACCTACCTAGAGATGGGTGGACTGCCCACAGGCAAAGTATTTCTCATGCGAAATGGTGTAAATACGGATAGTTTTCGTTTCACAGAGACACCACAGTTCTCAGGGCGCTCTGTTACATTGGCCAAAGTCGAACCTCGAAAGCGCCAGCACTTGACTCATTGGCTTCAACAGGTTGATTATATTGGAAAGGGTCCCTATGGACATCCGAATTATCGTGGTGAACTCGAGCCTCGTTCTCTTCTCCTTCATATACTTAGTGACTACGGAAATTTTGTCTTACTGAGTGATGGCGAAAATGGAACTCCTCTTGTTGTAAAGGAGGCGATGGCAGCAGGTCTGGGAGTTGTACTCTCTGAGTCTGCGGCGAATGAACTTCCTATGTTACCCTGGGTCACTGTGATTCCCGAGGTCGACTTGGCGAGCACTCAAAAGATTCATGAGGCAATTGAAAGGAATCGTATTGTCTCCCTGCCACTGAGAGCAAAGATTCGTGAATGGGTGCGTGAGGCATGGGACTGGGATGGCCTTGTTACACGGTACGTTGAGAATCTGAGAGTTCCAGTCTAAAATTGTGACGGGAAAAATGCTGCTGAAACGCGAACCAGTTATCTCCAATACCATAGTCTCCATAGCGGAAGAAATGCGTTGTGGTAGGTGCCTTGTAGAAAAGCGGAGCATGTTCAGGGTCAGATGCGTGAAGCCACAGGGCAGTTGAAGTCAAGACAGCCTGGTCATCGCCCGCAAACTGAGAGTGCTCAATGAAAAGTTCAAGAGTCTTCTCAAAGGCCGGTGCGAACGCAGCCCACGCCTCGCGGTCTCCAGCAATCATTGTTCCGCAGACTGTTAAGACAAGTTGCGTAGGAATTTCTTTGATGACTTGGCTGTGTGTCCATTGCTGCTGTGCCCTTACCTTTGCCAGATAAGGATCCATTGATTCCATCGCAAGTAGATGAATATGCTTAGCTTCAATCTTTGATGCCATCGGCCATCCAGGTCCACAAACTTGTACAGTAACAGGGTCACGCCAACACCCAGCGTCACACCAGACAAACTTATCTGTATTAAAAGGATTGTATTCAATTACCTCTTGAACAAAAAAGGACTTATTTGCCCAAATTTTATAAAGATTAATGTTGTGAATTTCACGCCAATTACTCTTTTCCAATTCCTCTGTCCACTTTGCATCCCACTCAGGACCCGAGAATTTCAGGCTCTGAAACGGCTTACGAATGAGTAGAAATTTATCTGCGAGATTTGCACTGGCTCGCATCTCCTGTAGCATATCTGCCGCTGGTCCTTCGCTAAAAATAACAATGGGTGAATCTACAAATCGTAGAAACTGATAGATCCACTGCGTATATTCTTCAAGTGTGTGTTTTGCCTGGGGCAAAGGATAGTAACAACTTACCACAGTTGTCTCTAGCATTTCTAATCCTGCTTAAATAAACAGACTTTAGGCATACTAATGGAAGAAACAACTAAAGGAACATGGAATCAAATTACGCTTGTTACATGTCTTATTGATATTGGTCGTGAACTTGCCGATGGGCGGAAGTTTGAGGACTATGTCAAATGGTTCTTGGCTACAATCGAAATTAAGGCACCTATGGTTATCTATACAGAGCCTCCACTAAGACATATTATTGAACAGGTGCGAGCAGGTCTTCCCACAAAAATAGTTGAGCAGAATGTAACAAACTTTCCACTTGCGTGGAGCGTGGGCTTTGTAGAGCAGATTCTCAATTCTGGCGAGTGGAAAAAGTTTGCGCGCCATCCGAATGATGTAACCAATCGTCTGGCAACCTACGCTCCTATGATTCATAGTAAGATGGCCTACATGTGGTCTGTTATTGACGAAAATCCTTTTAAAACAGATATGTTCTTCTGGATTGATGGTGGTCTATCACGATTTTGGACTCAGTGGGCACGCGATCCGCGTACTTCTGAACCTAATCCTGAAACAATTACTAATTTACGAGAGTCGAAGAAGATTTTTATCCAAGTGGGTGGACACAAGGAGCATCTCTTAGAGAGAGCACTTAGTGGACAGCATTTTACTCGCGATGAGATGATTGGGGCAAATGAGAATATTCTGATGGGTGGATTCTGGGGAGGGCATCGCGATACTGTGAAGGAGGCGTGTGAATATGTTCTAAAGCACTATGTTACAGAAATGATTATGAAAAAACGAATTGATACGGAGCAGACAACATGGTTTTTCCATGCACAGGAGAATCCGCAGAAATATATGTTTATTCCTCCGCATCAAGTGGATGTGATTAATTTCCTGCTCTTTTCTGGCGGCTTTAAAATCTAGTCGGTGGTAGAATGCGTATACAATTCTGTAGTGACCTACATTTGGAGATGAATCCATTTGTTGAATATGCTACACTCTTAACACCTGTTGCACCTGTACTTGCGCTCTTAGGCGATATTGGAGATCCCGAATCTGAGGAACTTGGTAAGTTTCTTGAATGGTGTACACGCACATGGAAGCAGGTTCTCTATGTTCCTGGAAATCACGAATTCTGGAGACTAAAGCCTGGAAGTAGAAAGACAATTCCTTCCGCACTGGGCATTCTTCGAGGCTATGAGAAACTCTATCCAAATCTCATGATCATGTGGCGTGGAAAAGTCTATAGTGAGGATGGTATTATTGTTCTTGGAACACCACTCTGGTCACGCCCTGCTGAAGGCGTGATTCCTCATGAACATGAGCGCGCATGGGTGGATAATGACCGCACATTTGATGCGCAGACATTAAGTACTTTACATCAAGAGGATTTGAATTGGATAAAGCAGGAACTCAAAGTAGCAAGAGGCACAATGGTTGTTATTCTTACTCACTATGCGCCAAGTCTTTTGCTGATAAATCGAAACTGGATAGAACGCCCAGAATCAACTCTCTATGCGAGTGACCTTGATATTCTCATACGTCCTCCAATTGTGGCATGGGCGTGTGGGCATATACATCAGTCTATTGAATGGCTGAAGGGGTGGGAATCGGCTACAGGGGAAACGGGAGTTGTTCTACTGACGACAAATCCTCGTGGATATGCAAATGACTCCTCTGGATATCGTACAGATGCTGTATTACGAATTGACCCTACTGCGCGAGCTGCGGGCGAATCTCTTTTTGAAACGCCGTATAAAATCCTTGAATCGACTTTTCAAAGTTAGCCGCAGGGAAAAAGGCAATGTTGCGCCGCTGTTTTATATGACGATGTGCTTGCTCCCAATTCATTCCTTGAGTTGCGATTAAATACATAGCAACGACTGCGGCAGAGCGCTGCATACCCGCAGCACAATGAACAAGGACTGGCTTTCCCTTTTTCATCTCATAGACAAGTTTATAGATAATTTCATAGGACCAGAGTTCCATATTCCGAATTTCATCTGCTTCAAGATTATCATCAACGGGCACACGATAGCGAATTGTAGCCAGGGGGCTAAATGGAAGCTCCTTTGTACAATTGAAGACAGTGCTGATATTTTTTGTCTTTAAAAAGACTTCGTCTTTTGAACTATTAAAGTTGCCTAGCCAGAGGCCTGGCAGAATTTCGTCTGCATTATTACCCATCAGCATTCTAAACTGAACGGTTACGAAAACTTGAATGAATTAGGCGCGGCTTAATAAGGCCACCACCGCAATGATTACACGGCATTTCTACAAACAGGACGAAGTCCTGGCAGCCCTTGTTTTATGTATCTGTACAAATCGACCTCGTGAAGCAGTTTTCTGGGCACAGGAATTAATTGATTCAAACTTGATTGTCGAATGTTTTCAGTACCTGGTCTTCGCATATATGAAACTCAAAAGTATCGGAGGTCTGGTATGGCTTGAATCCGCAATGGCTTTATGGGACTCAGGAGAACTTGACGAGGACAAAGTGATTCTTCTAACCTATCAACTCGCGTGTTGCTCTGTACGAGATGCGACTCCTTTCGCCCTGCTTGTTCTTGGACTTAGACACTATCCAAAAGTACCTGAGCGGCTTCGAACAAAGGTGGTTGGTTGGGAAGGGCTCTTTCGGGCTGCGGTAGCTGAGCGCAAGGTGCTCTTCGCTTGGCTACTTCTTCGGGTTGAATGGATAGAGCATCCTGAGGCTGTATGGGATTTACTTGAGGCAATGGATGGGAAGGTGAAGATACTTCGCTCCGCTGAACAGGTCGAATTTCTTGAAGGCATGGAATGGGTCCTTCGTGCGATTGCAGTTGCGAGTCTCTTTCCGCATCCAGTTTCAACACTTCGTAAAGAGGTCGCACCCGATGTGGAAAAATCTAGGGGTGAGTGGGCTGCGGCAATTGGGAGAAAGGACCGACGAGAATATACAATTCCACGCGATTGTCTCTATGGAATTACTGCACGTGGGCTACTCGTCAATACAGAAAATACAATGAGTGAACTGGGTGATCTACTGGACCAGATGGAGATTGCGGCCTATTGGTCTGAAGCACTTGGTGGACGGGCCTTTCTAGATTTGAGTACGGAGGAACAACTTGAATTTACAGGGCTTTACTTTCCTGATGGTCATCCAGTTACATGGTCAGTCGGTGAGCAAGCAAAAAGCCACGGATATGGAGCCCTGAGGCCTGGTGAAGAGATTGAATCAGTGAAATATTGGAGGACCTGGATACGCAGAGAGAAATCCTTGCTACTTTGGAAGGGAGTTGATCGGGCCTTTAAGGAACTTGAAGGAAAAAAGGCACCACTTAACTACGGGGAACTCTATACAGAGGCATTGCCCCTCTGGCGTGAAGAAATGGGTGGATGGTGCCTCGAGCCAGCAAAGAAGATTCTTGTTATTTCTTAAAAAAATATTATTAATAAGTAGACTATACTATGCCATTTATTAATAAAAAAGAGGCTTTTAAACTTCTTGATGAAATGATGGAAGGAAAATGTATTGGCGACTGTCGTAAAGTATGGTTAAGAAATATAGGATATGCTTTAAAAACAGATACAAATCCTCTTGGACTTACAAAAGCTGAGCATAAAAGAATGACAGCTAAAATGGCTGAAGTGAAAGGTAAAAAAACACATGCGACGAGAAAAATAGATAAAAAATATCTTACTCGTGATTCTCCACCTTTTCCAGCAAATGAGCACTGCGGTGAAATTAAAAAAGGTAATGATGGGAAAATGTATAAATCTGTTCCTGATAAAAATAAAATATGTAGGTGGAGACTAAATACTTCAGGCTAAGCATAGAGGTCATCGTCGTCGGTAACAATCTCTTTTTCCTGAACAACTGGAATCAATCCGCAATGTTGAGTATGAACACCTCCAAGTTCCATTTTTAATGATGTACAGAGTTTTTGTAGATATAAATGCGTATGGGAGAGTGGATTATTAAATTTGCGTTCTTCAATTGATACATTTCGATTACAGTGCGCAAATCCTGCCTCAACACACAACATACTTGAATAGACTAATTCTTTATGCGCAGATGGATTTATATAGAACTCATTACCCATTGTGTGTAGAGTTCGGATAATCTCATGTGTAAGTTCTGACGCAATTGGACGAAGGCGCTTAAACTTGAACATTTTGTAGAAGGGGTCAGATGGTGGAAGAGGTCGCAATAGAGTATCGTATACAAAGCAGAAGCATTTATCGCAAGGTACCGCCATTTGAGTAGTGACTCTAAAAAAATTGGCAGTCACTTCAAATTTTTATACTCAGGGCCCCCTTTCGAGTTCAATCTCCTCTTCTGTATCAGTTTCCACTTCTGCCGCCGCAGTAAGAAGACTAGCTGCCGTTGATTCAAGGGCACTTACAAGAACACTATCAAGCATCTCCCCTATTAATGCGGAGTGAACTGCGGTTGTATAGATAATATGTTGTGGGCTCGATACATCAATTACACTTACACTGCGTTCACGTCTAATACGAACGCGCGTACGTGTCTTCTCCCACGCCTCCTTAATGTCTGAAGGCACATCCATAAGTCGCTTAGATTTTATAAGTACAGCTTCATATAGCCTTGTAATAATTTCAGTATTTGATGTGGTCACCTTATCAATGTAATACTGTGTACAGAGAATTTCCCACGATCGCTCATACTCACTCATAGGATGCTCCTTGAACATCCAAGTAAATAAATATTTATTAAAGGAGACCATGTGCTCATAAAACTGCTTCTCAGCAAACTCAACTAGATACTCAATGCGGTCTTGTGAGCCCTTGTCCCTTAGTGTAGACCGAATAGCCTCAATCTTAAGAGGCTGCTCAAACTGAATTTCCCACTTGGCAGGATTAAACTTACAGGATGCAAAGGATTCGAGAATCCAATTCAAATGACCATGACGGCGCAACTCCGCAATTACATTCTTCAAACTCAGAATATCAACGGGAAGATTTGTATAAGGATTTGTAGGAAAACGTGGCTCAATAAAGAAGTCATCGTGTGCGAGAAGAAGTGTAGTCCAGTGATTTGCAAGCGACCTGGAGTCAAATTGGTAAATTGACTTGACATTTGGGGAATATAACAATACGGATTGTGTGGGTGGCTCCATTGTAATAGGGTCAGTATCATTCATCAACTTACTCTTTCGTTGTAGATAGTGAAGAACAAGTCGTTTCATTTGAAACCGAAACCGAATCTGTTGCTGAAATATTTGCTGAATCTCATTAATTTGTTCAGATGTCCACGGAAAGAACTTTGTTGTATTCGATGTCGGCGGTGTCAGTGTAATCTGTAGCATGCGTCGTGCCCTTCGAAGGTTCAAAGGAAGTTTTTGGAGATTATAGGTAATAATGCGATTATATGAGCCAATGAGTGGATATACCTTTGGATCTGGAGGAATCTGAAGTTTTTTTACAGGAGATTCTACCTTTTTTGTTGAAAGGGGGGGCGGGGCTGGGGCTGGGGCTGGCGGCGACATTCTTGACTCAACAAATGCTATGTCGGCTGCTCGAAGACCCACTTGACTCCATGAATGAAGACCTTGTACTGCCATTTTGTTACTCAAAATAGCGAAAAAAATATTTGTTCAAATTTACTCCTGTATTGTAAGCAGTGTAAGTACCTGTGTTTCAGGATTCCAACTGCCAATTTGTGTAAGTGTTTCACAGTCAACTACATCATTTGTAGAGGCATTTACATAGCAGATTTTCTCATCTTCATCGAAGTACTTGAGGCGTCGATACTTTGGAAGAGATGAATCGGGCTTCTTAATCACGGTATTTGTATGATGAGGACATGTCTTTTTTCCAAATACAACTGGGCTCGCACATGGCTTCTGTACAATGCCGTCAAGTGTATAGCCAATACATTGTAGACTTTCATCTGTTGGGTCAGTCATATCAACGAGATATGCAGAGAGTTTTTCTTTACTGACCTCCTTCCAAAGCGCTGCTTCATTTTGGCCAAGCGCAGATGCAATCTCTTTTACAAGTTTGCGAGACTCCGCTTGTAGTGTTGCTTCAAGAGAAATCCATAGATAACTCGGAACAGGAAATCGCGTATCTGTCATTGCGTTATTTTACCGGTTGCGTGTTTTAAATGTCAAATTTTTAACTGCCCGATTAGATGTCTGCGGCGGATTTGGCCGTTCCAAAAAACTCAGAATGGGGGCCTGTGCTTTGGGAAATTCTTCATGGAATTGCGGAAAAGGCTGGGAATACACCCCATCAATTTATCTTAGACGATCAGCAACGGGAAATAATCTATGTATTACGAATGCTTGAAGCGGTTATGCCCTGTGCGCTCTGTAGAAAGCACTATCAGGAGTGGAAACGGCTCCATCCATTGGAGGGACTAGGATCAGGTCCAGGATTTTTTCCAGCAGTTCGAGAATGGCTTTTTTCTTTACATGCGGCTGTTAATAAGAGTCGTGAAGTGGATGTTGTATTTACGCATGAAATGCTTCATGAACGATATGGAAACTATGTCTTGAAACCGAAGATGTTGATACTGGAAGGACTTCTAAAAAGAGCAGTTCGAGGTGGCGCAGTTGAATTTGAAGCAGTCAAGAGTTTTTCGCGGCATTTATTCACTTTAATTAGACTGGTTTTGTAGTCGTCCAAAATTTGAAGGTTAGGCGCGTAATTTAAAAAGTAGAACGAAACTAACTATCATGGAGCCCCTTTCTCTTGAAATCGATGAGAGGAATGATTCACCGAGTTTGGCAATGGCCATTCTAGTTACAAGTATTATGGGTATTTTCGCATACTTTCTTTCAAAGACTACAATGACAATTCTGGATTTTCATGCGGTGACGGAAGTCAACAATATTGTTGAGGAAGGGCTAGAAGAGGATGGGCTAGAGGAGGAAGGGCTAGAAGAGGATGGGCTAGAGGAGGAAGGGCTAGAGGAGAATGGGCTAGAGGAGGATGGGCTAGAGGAGGAAGAACTAGAGGAGGATGGGCTAGAGGAGGAAGAACTAGAGCAGGAAGACTCTAAGGAATTTCCTGTAGAGGATATTGACGATATGCCACCCCTTGATGATATGCCTGGTCTTATTGATGAATTTAGTCCCCTGATTGTTACAATTGAGCGTCCTACAGATCTCTCTGGAAATCTTCTTCCCTGGACACCTCGCCTGGTCGAGGAATCTCTTGTAGATAAGCAGATTGCCGAACTCAAGGTAGAGCTTACAAATTGCGCAAAAGTTGAGGCAGTTGATCTACTTTGCGACCAGATGCATCAGTTGATGCAGAATAAGAATATTGAGGATGTCACCGCAATTGTAGCGGAGATGCGTGCTCAGATGGCAACTTTCACTACGAAGGATAGTCTAGTGAATCTAACGCAGGAGGTCTCTAGTCTGAAGGCGCAGGTTGCCCAGATGATCACCGATATGACAGCACTTATGGACCGCATGAATCTAGTTGACTCCCTGACGATTGAGAAGGATGTAGTTCAGGCCTGGTTTGGTAAGGCGAGTGTTACTGATTACAAGACTAGTAATGGAGATTTGATTGATGCGAATCTATCTATTCGCATCACATATTCAAAGTCCATGTCAGTCGCCGATAACAAGTCTTGGCTCTCTTCTGTAATGAAGGATGATCGTGAGGCGCATCGTGATGGGCTAGTTGGATATACGGATGAAAGCCCTTGGAGTTTTGATATGGGAAAGCAGAAGGGAGTTAAGCGCTATCATACAAATGAGTGGAGTGGTAATACAGTTGATGTTCATGTAGAGATTCATCTAACAAAGGGTAATCAAAATGGAAATGTACAGGGTCGTTTGCTTGCTGCAATTCTAACTTCCCTCTACCAGGATAAGAAGATCACTTGGGAGCGCCAGTTGCTCGGCCTCTAAAATCGTATAATGTAGATTGCCTTATCATTATAAAAAAGAGTTCCGCCAAACTTGAACGGTTCACTCGCATTAAAATATTCTGAGCCTTTATCCATTTTTCGTAGAATTGTAGTATCAAATACATTGTACCCAACATACTGTAAAACATCTTTATAGGTTTTTAGTTCACGAAATTGTCTGTAGGTGAGTCGCTTATCTTCAATCTGACAAAATGGCTTTGATACCCATGATCCCATTTACTAAAAAATGAGCAGATTTTCTTAGGCTACATTGGTGTACCCTCTGTGCGCCAAGCATGGAGTCTTCTGTAATAATCCGCAGCCTGCTGATGGTTTTTTGTGGCGGCTGCGATACACACATCGCATACATTACAGGGACCGTATCCATCCTCCCATTCAATCTGATGTGGTGACTTAACCGGCTCTGGAGCTGATTTGAAGGTTCTGTAATCGCGATTTCTAGGATATTTGGATTCGTCATATTTTACAATATAATGGTCATCAGGTAAGAAGTTTGGATAGAGGTCAGGAAATTCATTATAGTACCTTGCGACAGAATTACCAGCTGGTGCCTGCCAAAGTTTCATAAGTTTCTTAGTGAGCATCGGATTCAAATGCGTGCAACCGTACCACTCCATTTTTAATAGAGTTGTAGAGTTGTAGAGCGATTCAATTTTGCGGTTTGTTTACAATTCAAAGATATAGTCATAGAAAAATGCCGTGCGGTTGTGAAAAGGACCGATACATTGACCCTGAAGGCCTTGCGTGGGGTCCACTTCTTTGGAGAGTTTTACATGGTCTCGCTGAACGAATTGGAACCTGTGTCCCGCTGTTTGTAAAAGATGAGCGGATAGTCTGGATTCAATTACTAACAACCACGGGTGAAATTCTTCCATGTGAGGAGTGTAGGCGCCATTACAAGAGTTGGATTACACTGAAGCCTGTTCTTGTAATTAATAGTTTGACTGGAGACGGGCTACGGGAGTTTATTCGTACCTGGCTCTGGTCTCTTCACGATAATGTAGATAAGTCTCTCAGAAAACCGAGCATTGACTACACTGATTTGAGTACTCTATATGCGAATACAAATGTAGAATTACCCTTCCGATATTTACATAAACTTGAACAAAAAGCAATTCAGAACGGATATGTTCGACCCAATCAATGGGCGGCTTTTGTGAAGCATTTTCGGTTCATGGCGAGCATCTATGGACTGGCTTAAAATTTGTTTTGAATTAACAGATTTAAGGCACCACAAAAATGTTTCGTTTGACACGCTTTATTAAGCTAGTTTGGACACCTCAACCTAGTCTGCGGATTGTAGAGACAATTGAGGTACCATATCTACATGAGCCTATTCATACGAGTATCAAAGAGTTGAAGTGTCCGCGATGCGACCGCACAGGTCATCTACCCGCATTCTGTATTGCTAAGTATGATATTGGAGGGGATGAAATTGAGGATGATTATGATGGGGTTGGGACAGGCACACATGCATAGGGAAAACTCTGTCCTGCTTCAGAGGGTGTTCCCATTTGAGACGCAATGCCAAAGATATCGGCCGCACGAAGACTACACGCTTCTGCTAAATAGAACCAACCCACTCCAAGTGGTACATAGAGAAGGAGGGCGAGTGCGAGTGAACCTGGTGTTTCACAACCTACATTTCTGTAGTGGATTGTGATGAGTGTGATGAAAACCACCAATGTAATCACAAAGGCAGTCATCGCATGCGCTTTTCTGTTTTCAGCTTTATAATCATTACCGAGATCCTCTGATTTTGCTTGGGTTCGACCTCCCTGTTTTTCACGGAGCGTCACTTGGCCGCCACCCTTTATTGAGCCATCATTGTTATAAATAATCGGTGCCACACAGGTTACAGGTTGCTCAATAAGTCCATCTGCACACTTTTTGTAGGTTATCGGTTCCTGACAGGTGAATTCCATATCCTGCCAACCAGTAGGACAGTTGGCAGACCTTGCTGTATAGAGTGATTGAGCATTCATCAGGATATACGTCATAAAAAAGATAACATTTGCTATCCAATAGGAATTTACAGGGACAGTGTGGTCACCCTGAATATCAGCAGGTGAGAGAGCACAGAGTTTACTATAATTCGCATAGGTTGGTGAAGAACCAATAGCAAAGATTTGCTGAAGGGCAGGGATTGACCGAATATAGGACATAAGAGTCTGAACGAGTGGCACAGCAAAGAGTTGGCCTAGAAAGAGGATAATCATGCCAATATTTGCTGTGGTTGTTGCCATGAATCCTGTCATTGTAATAAGTATAATCGGCAGTGCAAGAAAGCCACTTGATAGCATGCTTCTTGCTTGTGTAAAAAATCCAGATCCATCTGCCGGTGGCATCTCTAACTACTTGTAGGACATATATAGAGAGGTTTTCCATCGGCAGTTGTATTGGCAAACATTGGGATACCCAGTATATTTGTTGAGTCACGACCAAAGAGAGCATTATTCTGCCAGCAGAGGGTAATACCAAGAGCAAATCCAAAGAGAAGACTTAGAAGAATTGTACCAAAGGCATCGCATCCTGTTAGGAATCGGTAGGAGGCAGCAATAAAGAGAACTACAAGTGAAAGAAAGATTCCAATGTAGTATCGAGTGCTGTAGGCAGGCCCCAATTCACTGAGTTCCTGTGAAAATCCCTGCATTGCTGTAATTACATAGATAATAGCTGTTGTTAGGACAAAAATGGGAGCACTAGGAAAGGATGATTGAGGAGAGACCTTGAAAAAGGAGGACATGCTCTGAAGAGTTGGTGATTGAAATCCAGATGCGCATTCGCGGCTTGCGGCCTTGGGATTCGGTGGATTGTCTTTAAGAGAAATATATCCAAAAAGACTCTGTAGGCCCACTGTGATAAATGCTGTTTCAAAGAGTGCTGCGAAGAGCATTCCAAGGGCATAATTTTGTGTTATTAGTCCAAGAAAACCAGTGCCGAGTAGAAGACTATCGGGCGTAAGACGAATGATTTCGCGTAGGCCGGCCCCAGGATAAGCATCTAGTAATTTTGCAAATTTTGCCAGGAAGTCGGGCTGAACTGCTGCCATCTCTGATTAAGCCTAAGGAAGGGTAGAGAAGAAACTGTAAGAAAGTCTATGGGTATACCTTCTTATTATAAACGCTTAGCAAGTTCAATTAAAAGTTTAGTTGTTCCTCATAGAGCGCCGATTGCTGCTGGAGCGCTCTTATTTGATTTCAATTGTATGATTTATCAAGTGATTCGCGATAAATCGCTTCGTCCTTTTCCAGGCTATGGCGATACTGAAGGCGCACTAGCCTGGGAAAATGAAGTCTGTCAGGCTATTGTTGACTATACTCTGAAGGTATGGCGGGAGGTCGGAAAGCCTACGCGTGTTTTTATTGGTGTGGATGGAGTTGTACCAATGGCGAAGATTCGGCAGCAGCGACTCCGTCGATTCAAGTCAATTTGGATGGCACGCGAAGAAGAGACACGGAGTCTTCGACCGGTGGATCCAAATCGCTGGGATACAAACGCAATTACACCGGGTACAGCCTTTATGGAGAGGCTTGCGAATCGGCTTCGGCAATTATGCGAGGTTCAGGGATGGACAGTATCTGATGCCTCTGAACCGGGAGAGGGTGAGCAAAAGTGCATGGACTATTGGCGACGAGGTGCCGCTGGTTCAGGTGATATTGTAGTGTATGGACTTGATGCGGATTTAATTCTGTTGTGTCTTTTGACACGGCAAATCTTAGGCGACTTGCGGAGCGTCTGGCTGTTTAGGGAGGCGACGGAATGGGAAAGCGGTAGCGTTGGAGGGCAGAGCGGTAGAGGGCAGGAGGGCCAAGCCCCTTTCATGCGATTCTCAGTCAATTCGCTTTCAGACAGTTTAGTTCCTGCGGGTACGGATTCTCTGGCTTGGACGCTTGATTATGTTGCCGCAATGAGTCTTCTCGGAAATGATTTTGTTCCGCATTCGCTAAGTATAAAAATTAGAGAAAACGGGCACCAATTATTAGTCTCAAGTCTACGACGGATTCATAGCGCTGGTCTACGGCTTGTAACCGGTGCTCCAGGTTCGCTTACATATGATGCGGTTGTACTTCGTGAACTCATTACACCGTGGGCTGCTGACGAGCAGCAGATGCTTTTGGCCGCGATTAAACACAAAGGACAGCGAACAAACTATGAAGATTGGAATCTTTTGCCAACGGTGTGGCGCGTAGAAGAGAAAACGTTATGTGAATCCCGCGGAGTCCTACATGCTGACTGGCAACAGCACATGCTTAGTTCATGGTTTGGTGAAGGTGTCACTGGGCCTATGGTTTGTAAAAAGTACTGCGAAGGCCTTCAATGGATTCTTGATTATTATACTGCTCAGAGGCCTATTGATCCGCTCTGGGTGTATCCTTGGTCCCTACCGCCCACTTGGTCTATGCTTGCTGCTGCGCAACTCGAGTTTCCTACTACCTGGTCTGCTGGCCTAGACCTCAAGCCGCAGGAGCAACTTGCGATGGTTCTACCGAAGGAGAGTTGGCATTTTATCCGTGAGGCGCGTCTCCGTGAATTACCTGAAAAGGCTCCGCAATTCTGGCCAACAGCCTTCAGTTTTTTCTCAGCAGGTCGTTTTTTCTTATGGGAATGTGAGCCTGAAATTCCGTTACTCTTTTTGCCGGTTGTGCGGGCGCTATCTAAATCTTGAGTATTTGGATAGATAGAATGGGGAATGGCCAGTCCCTTGAATCGTATGACCCTGCTCATATCCGAATTTATCGAAATATTCTGAGTATCCAGAGTCAGACTGTCCGAATCCAAATGATTCAGACGGCCCTTGCAGGACCTGAATATGTAAACACCGCAAAGCGACTTGGTGTTTATGCCAATCTTCTCGCCTTCATAAGTTCTGTTCAACGCGGCGAGCGCCCTGCACTCCTACCTGGTGAGCGTACGGGTATACCCGCGCCCATTCCTCAGGCGCAGAACACCTCCGACCGCAACACAGGGACAAGCCAGCTGGCACTTCGTGGTGGTGGCGCTACCATTGACCATAGTAAAAAAGTGGCAAAGACTGGAGCCAATACAAAGGCAATGTCATATTTCACTTCGTGTCTTAAGGTTCTTGGACTTGAAGAGGAGGTCGCACTTACTGAGGAGGCACTCAAGTCTGCCTACAAAAAGGCGGCTACACGGGCTCACCCCGACAAGGGAGGGTCAGAAGAAGCCTTCGAAGCCGTTACACGCTCCTATGCCTATTTGTCTGAGATTTTGAAGAGAATTCACGGAGGTCGTGGAAAGGAGGGGGTTGTTGAGGCACCGGCCGTACTGACCCAGGGACGCAGTACGGACGCCGAAGCCTGGAAACATGTTGAGCCGGTTCGCCTGAATGCGAAGAATCTTGATATGAATGCCTTTAACAAAATGTTTGAACAGACGCGTATGCCTGACCCCGATGATGAGGGATATGGTGACTGGCTGCGCACAGAGGGTGGAGCAGATGAGCAAGGCTCTAAAAAGAATTTTGGCGGAAAGTTCAATCGTGAAGTGTTTCACCAAATGTTCGAGGATGAACTGAAGAATTCAAAGAAAGGTGGGCGTGAAAATAATCACCAATTATCGGTCATGACAACTCGTCCTATGATGCTCGCACCTACAATGGGCGTTGAACTTGGCCGTGACCGTCCTTCCGATTACACGGCGGCAGCGAATGCGAATCTTAAGTACACGGACCTCAAGAATGCCTTTACCACTGAATCCACCTTCAGCGGACAAGTAGCTGATGTTCGCGTGGACGCGCGCAGTTTCGACCAGTATTCTACAGAATATAAGTCGGCACCGAGGGCACTCGCACATCATGAAATGGAAGCAGTCCAGGCTGCTGAGCGTGAGGTGATGCAGCGTGAAGCAGCCCGTAAAATGCGTGCTGCGCAACATGATGTCCAGACTCAGGACCATTTTGAGCGCATGAAGCGCCTAGTCATTACAGAAAAATAAGAGGCGCACTAACAGAGGATGAAGACAATTGAATGGGCAGTTCCCTTAGGAGTGCTCACTACGGCGGCAGTGATTTACGCCTTCTTGAAAGTCGATGAACAGCGTAAACAAAATGTCTTTAAGGACCGTCATTTAATTGAACGGGGTTTGCATATGCCTCGCATTTGGCTCTACTATGATAATTCTGAAGTGAATAGTCGTTGGTGGTCCGACTTTGGTGCGCGTAGTAAGCGTGCTATTAATATGCCGTTTCTCAACCTATGTTATGATACAATTGTCAAGCAGAATGGCGATAAGTATCGCGTCGAGGTGATTTCGGGTTTATCTGACCTGGCCGTTCGTCTTGGGGGGTGGGAGAAAATGCCCACGCCGCTGCGCAATCCTTTAGCATCTGTGCGTGAAGCTGAGATGAACTGGATTCGTGCGACTGTGTTGGCTAAGTGGGGTGGTCTATGGCTTCAGCCGGCTGTTATTGCAATGAAACCATTTCATGTACTACCCGATAATAAGGTCATCTTCTTTGGAACAAATCCGACGGATAGTTTCGCCGGCCCCGCAGGTACGCCAGTACCGAGTCTCCGTTGCGTATGGGCACCTGAAGCAGGGCTTGACCTTTTCAAGGCATGGGAGGCTCGTGCTTTTGAGCGCCTTGAGAATTCAAATGGTGGCACCCAGATTCGTAGTGATGAGAAGACGGATTTTGTTGAACTGGCACAAAAGGCTCCGAATGTACTTATGATGCCTGAAGCGGAACTGGCTCGCAAGGGAACTTCAGGCAAACCGATTCAATGCGAGGACCTGCTTGCTGCGGGACTTCAGGGTGAACTTCCTTTTGCAGTGCCTGATAGCACGGTTTATGTACCATTTCCCTGGCCCGAACTCAAGGAGCGCCGTATGTTCGGCTGGTTTCTCCGTATGAGTGAGGAGCAAATACTACAGGATGATCTTGTTGCAAGCACGCTCTTCAGAAGCAGTCTCGGTAACTAATAAACTTTTTAGTTTGCGCTCGGTCACCAGTAATTTAATAGAGCTACATACAAATGGAAAAGACCGACTGGTATTATGTCTATAGTCAGCGATACCATCCATTTCATTTATATCTTCAAGATAAGATTCCCAAAAATACATTTAATGCTAAAGGTATTTTTGTTGACCAGAGTGTCTTTGATGAACATTTATATAAACATGAAGGCGAACATTTCTTCAGTCGAATTACTGTGAAAGTCGAGGCAGTCTTAACTTTAATTAAAATAAAACGTGCTGCCGGTGATTTACGTCCTTTTTATTTTACAGACTGTGATATTTTAGTAGGTGAATTATTGGGTGAACTTATGATCTATCCTTTAGATCCACGATTTGATTTATGGTTTCAACGAGAGCATACAAATTCAATGATTGTAAATCCTGGAGTTATGTTAATTCGTCCTTCTGAAAAAACAGAAGACTTCTGGACACGTGTTCTTGAAGATATGAAATCACAAGAATCTTCTATGGAATTACCTAGTATTAATAAAATTCTGAAAACAATAAGTATTTCCTGGAATGTTTTTGCCATATCCTCAGTCTGTTCATCCTTGACGCGCGAAGCAATACCCTTTGGTATCTATCATATTCTCTGTACATGTGATTCACGTGAATTTGATATTGGCAATAAGATGTGTGAGGCGGCTAATTGCGAACAACCTATGGATAAGTATATTGATCAGACTCGAGCTGAGCTGGGTCGACTCTATTTTTAATCTTCATTATACCTCCCAACACATGCAAAATTTCCTCCAATACCAAGGTGTTGTGTATAAACTGAATTTTCTAATTCAAATACTTTATGTTGAAACATACTTTCTTCAATTGATATTTTATCAAGTAGGTTATCTTTTACAACTTTATGCACAAATTCTCTAAAATGATCTATAAAATACTGAAATCTTTCCACAGGAATTCTAAAGTATCGACCCTCAATTCGAGCACCTGAATTGTGATCAAAATTTAGTTTAATAAGATTCTTTGACAAGTCGTGTTTCTTAAAATCATATCGTTCTGTCAAAAAATATCGACCCGATAATTTATTTATTGTTGAAAGTGAAGGTAGTAATTTTTGAAATTTTTCACTTTTAAAATACGTAAATAACATCATAATTTCTCCGCCATTTTTTGATAATGAATACGCTTCCATATTAATAATTTCCTTAATATACGGCTCAAGAATTTTTGACTGTTCTATTGTCATTGTACCTGTGTCTAAAATAACAATATAGGGATTTGGTATTTTTTCAAGTACAGATAAAATACTTCGCATAATTTGTAAAAACCGCATTTCTGGTGTAAAACATGTATAACATGTAAGACATTTTATTGCTGTAGTAATAACAATTAAATTTTGTTCAGCCATATATTTTATAATAAATTAAACTTTAAATATGATTTAAAGATTATATACCGTTCAATAATATAATGAAGTTTATGGACGCAATTACACAATACACTAATGTTCATCATACAGATATTTCAAGCCATCTTGAAGTAATTTATAAAGAAACCTATAATATGAATCCGAAAGTTATCGTTGAACTTGGTATACGTGGCGCAGAATCATCGCGTATATTTGGCTGTCTTACACAAGAATTGAATACACGTCTAATTGGAGTAGATATTGAGCCACCCTATCAATTCGATTACAATACTATAAAAAATAGTACACTTATTTTAATGGATGATGTAAAATTTGCCCCTATCTATAAGGCCCTTAGTAAAGAAGTAGTTGATGTTTTATTTATCGATACATCTCATCTTTATGAGCATACTGTTCAAGAAATAGCTGCATGGTTTCCTTTACTTGGTAATAAAGCGCTTGTAATTTTTCATGATACAAATCTTGATGGTAAGGGATATTATCGCAAAGATGGTAAGATGGAAATGAATTGGGATAATAATCGAGGTGTTACGCGTGCAATTGAAGAGTATTTAAATGTAGTAATTGATGAAAAGAGTAATTTTGAAATGACAATTCATCGTAGTGATATAAAGTGGACCCTAAAACATTACACTAACTCAAATGGTCTATTACTTCTCTGGAAGAATTAAGCAAAACTAACATCCATTGAACCCATAAGTGGTGCAAATGTATCACGTTCAATTTGGTAGAGTGTCTGTTTTACGCCCTGACTCACTTTTTCATACGCACGGAGTTTGTATCCTTGCGCACGAAGAAGATGGCGAATCACCGTGATTGCCTTGGCTTGTGAGAACTCATAGAGAAAGAGTTTTGCTTTGCATGGAAGATAATATGGTTCAAGAAGTGGAAGAAGCTCTTCAAATGCTGCGACATCAATGTCGCTCTTTTGAAAGGCGCGACCGTCCTCGAGCCCTGTAAAATGGAGTGCTTGTAGAATTTGCTCTACAAGCTCAAGCATGGGCCTCTTGCGAAACAGATGTTTTATCTCCTGGGACATTCTCCCACCTTCTTGACAAAAACAAATCTAAAAGGTCCAAAAAACCGGTGCGACCTTGCGTAGTGTAAATCCAGCCCTGAATAAAGAATCGCTGAATTTTTTGAAATTCATCGGGTTTGAAGACAAGACACTGCTGAGCACGCTCGCTCAAAATAAATAGACAGTCTTCGAATGAATGACCTCTGCCGTATAGTTCAAGAACTGCCTTTACGATTGCGTCTGTGTCATTTTTGAGAATTGCACGTAGAGTTTGATTATAGAAGGGGTCCTTGTCGGGATATAGAGTAACATTGAGAGATGCTGTTTTTTCATGCATATGCTGCCATAGGGGAGCATAGAGTTTGAGTTGGTCAATTGTAGGACAGCGCATGAGAAGCTCCTGTTTGAGTTGTGGATCATCGGGAAGGGAGAGCTGCTTTTTGAGTAAATTCCATACATCCATACTCATGAGTGGTGTACACTCAATATGAAGACAACGAGAACGGAGGGCAGGAATAATATCACTAATGTAGCGACTACAGAAAAGAAAGCGGGTTGTATGCGCATAGGTCTCCATGGGTCTGCGAAGCGCCTGTTGGCTGAGCACAGGGAGTGAATCGGCATCGTCAATGAAAATCCAGCGAAAGACTCCAGGCTTTACGGAAACACGACGAACAAATTCTGTTATCGTTTCGCGAATACGGTGAATTCCACGGTCCTGGTCGGAACGAATCTGGAGGCACCAATTTGGGTCCTCAAACTTCACTCCGCGGCTTGTAAAATAGTGTTTGAGAAAATCGGTGGCGAGGGTTGTCTTGCCTGAGCCGTAGGTTCCACTAAAAAAGAGGTGTGGCGGATCTGACTCAATTTTATTTAGAGTCGCAACAATATCTGAACAGTTCAGACAACTTGTCTGCATCTGTTTTGGTATTTGTGGATGTTGCTTAGACCTTGATGCCGAGGGATTCTATGAGTTTCATTCCCTTTTCATAGGTGAACTGTTCGCCTGGTGATGAACCTGTCTCTTTTGTACCAAGCAGTAGTTTGAAGATGATTACTTTTTTAGTACGCTTAAGTTGTGAATAGACAATGAAGTGCGCAGTGCGCTTTTGTGTAGGTGTTATATGCGCTGCCCACTTGTCGGCCTCTGCTTCATCGTAAGGGAAGAAGACCTGTTTCATAGAATTCACTGCTGCGCCTCCTTTTTCCGTGTAGAGGATTTGAATCTTAGGGTCGCCCTTCAGTTCATCGATGTATTCTTTTGCCCACTTGGTCGTCATCTATTTAGTGTGTTTGTTTACATGGTTTAAACCTATAGCCCACTGAAAAGGAAGAATGGAACTCTATGAGGTTCTCGGAGTCAACAAGGATGCGGATTCACGGGATATAAAAAAGGCGTATTTCAACTTGGCAAAGACGCATCACCCTGACAAGGGTGGTGATGCGGAGAAGTTCAAGCAGATTCAGCATGCCTATGATGTTCTGAGTGACGATGAGAAGAGGAACTTCTACAATCAAACGGGCCAGGTTCCTGGTGAGCAGGGGGCTGGTGGCCCTGGTGGCCCTGGTGGACCAGGCGGCTTTCCGTTTGATATCGGCGCCATGTTTGGGGGTATGTTTGGTGGCGGCATGGGGCCTGGAGGCCCTTTTGGTATGCGGGGTGGTCCGCCAAATGGACCTCCGTCCACGCGTCGTCGTGGAAAGGCTCCACCGAAAGTACACGAGATTCATTTGCCACTCGTTGATTTCTACAAGGGAAAGCTCCTTAAGATTAATTTCGAGCGCCAGCGGTTCTGTAGGTCATGTCACGGTGATGGTGTTGTAAGTAGTACGCCGTGTGAGAAGTGTCACGGAATGGGTATGACAATGGTTCATATTCAGATGGGTCCTGGAATGATTATGCAGTCTCAGATGCCGTGCGGAGCCTGCTCTGGAAAGGGACACATGAATGGACCTGCGTGCGGATCCTGTAACGGTAAGTGCTTCACTAGTGAGGAGAATATTCTGGATGTGACCATTGAGCCTGGTATGCGTGTGGGAGAGAAACTCATCTTTCCTGGAGCGTGCTCTGACCACCAGGATTTTGCCGAGGCCGGTGATGTACATATTCAGGTGAGCCAAGCAGATGAAGAGATTCCTTGGAAGCGTGACGGGGTCACTCTGTCTGCGACGCTGGCAATTAATCTTACAGATTCACTGCTGGGCTCGGTGAAGAAAATTGGAAATCATCCTGGATTTCCCGAGGGATGTGAAGTCGTCATTCCTCCTGGAAGTATTAATGCACAAGTGCTTATTGTAAAGGATGCGGGTATGCCTATTCGGGGAACAAATCGGAAGGGGGATGCTCACATCACTCTTCTGGTTCGTTTAGAGGCCGTTGAAGTTGCAGCAGTTCAAAAGCATAG